CGTTCGGCGCAGCAAATCCGTAGTTCTTGAAAGCACCGCGCTTGCGCGCGCGACCGTACTCATCAAGAGAAGATGCCAACTGCGTTTCGTACAGAGACGTTTTGCGCTGCTCTTCTCCTTGCACCTTTGCAGCTTCTTTGGTCAAAGCCATCTGATTCTTGAAATCTTGCTCGGCTTGCTTCTTCTTGGACTTGCCTCCGAACAAAGAACCAAGCCCACCTAGAATACCGCTAACGATGCCGGATGTACCGCCCATAGCACCAATAGCACTTGCAATAAGAGGAAGCGGCATAAGATTAACCCCCGATACCAAGGATGCTGTCAAGAGCCGGATTACCGACTGTCATCATCCTGTTAATGTAACTGAAGAGATTGGAAACCGTTTGCGGATCAAAGATATCCGGGTCTTCCAACATGCGGTCCATTAGACCACCGAAGTAGTCTTGGGTTCGCGTGTACTGGTCAGCGTAGACTTGGCGACGCATGTCAGCGTCCTGAGCCATCTGCCCGTAGTTGTACTCCATATCGTACTGTTGACCCATGCGGCCAAGATCAAACCCATAGTTTCGGTAATCTCGTTCGGTGTTGAACTGATTTTCAAGACCGGACATTTGGAACCCATATCGTCGCGCAAGTTCCTCTTGTTCACCAGAATACGCGAGATTTTCACGCTGCCGTTGAAGAGCGCCCTCGTTGGCGAGAATCTGCCCTTGGGTAGAAGCCCACTGACCTTCGCGCTGAGTCTGGTTTTGCATGTCAGCAATGTCACGCTGATTAAGGAACTGCTGATTCTGACCAGCCGCTTCACGGTAGGCTTGGGCGTCACTCAGCGCCAACGGCGTTGCCGCTTCGATGACTGCGTTCTGTGCAGCTTCAGCCGCCATGCTGGAATTGATGTTTCCTCGGGCGTTGGCTCGCCGATTACCTTGCATTGCAGCGTTCCGCATCAGGGCGCTGTTTTGGTTGGTAATGTTAGCGACCTGATTCTGAGCAAGCTCTGAGCCCTGCACGTCACGAACGTAAGCTCGATTACCAGCACCGTAGATTCCTTGCGGAAGTGCAGCGTTACCGATACGAGGATCGAAGTTCATGGTTGTGCCACCGCCGCCTCCGGTGGTTGTCGTCGTTGTACTCCCGCCCCCGCTATTCATAGTCTGTCGCGGCAAGGCGAGATTGTTTTGCTGACCGTAGTTAAGCATCTTCTTGGCCCTCTTCAAATTGAACAAGCAACGCTTGCAGGTAGTGGGATGGTGTCGGGATAGTGGTTCGGGTACTGGTCAGTGAATCTGTTCCTGTGGTAGTAAAGTAAGCGTCCTTGGAAAGTGCTTCGCCAACGATGAGGATAGAGAGCACGCGACCTGTCGCGGCCACGTTAGCCAAAGTACTCTCCGGAATGTAAGACAAGCTAATGTCTTGGTCGAGTACACGCGGAAGACTGATGTTAGTACCTGTAGTGCGAACCTCTTGTGCTGTCTTCTTGTAGGCGTCTTCAGTGTAAACAGCCAAAGGTGCCGCTCCGCGAGTCTGGCCCTCAAGACGAACCTTACGGAGCGTCTTTACCGTGAACGGATTCTTCAAATACTGATAGTTAATCAACGCGTAGTGAGGAATACCAACAGGCGTGTTCTGACCAGATTCAAAGCCATCGCCTGCATCCAGAACATAAAGCCCGGACTGCATCGTGTGCGTTCCAATGCCTGAATCGAGACGTGATTTAAACATCAAATCCCTGTCGAACAGACACAGAGTACGCGGATTTGAAGAAACATCACCGCTGACGGAGACGTACATCGGAACCATAGGCTCAGGTTGCAAAGTCCCGCTAAACTGGGTTTTTGATCCAGAGAAGTAACGAATAAAGGTGAACTTCGGAGAATCATCCCCAACCATAGTCATCCACAGTTGGAGTCCGTCTGCAAACCAAACACGGTACTGATTGTGATGGGGGACAGGATAAGCACAAACAAAACCGTTACCCGCCTCAAACACGGGACTGAAATCCGTAATTGTGGTGAAAAGACCAAGACCGCCGTTAACCCGAGGAACGAGCCAAGGGCCAACGTCAAAGCTCAACGGGCGCGGAATGAAGTTACCGTACTTCTCAGTCTGGTCAAGTGTAGCAATGCCTGTCTTGTTGATAAACAAGATACGGCTGCCGAAAGAGGCGACACTGTATTCAAGCACACCAGATTTAGGTACAATAACTTGCGGCGAGAAGTTACTTACATCCGTGCCAGTTACAGCGTGAACACTCTCCTCACAAAACACGCCAAATGCGTTACCTTGCAGTCGGTTAAAACCGTGAATCTTGTCTCCAATACCAATCTCACCAGCACCATCAAAGGCACTGAAGTTACTCGGATCACCCGGAGCACTGAACAGAATTTGACCACTCCTGTACCCAAGGAACAAGTGAAAATTGTGAACACCTACGTGACGAGGCTTGTCAAGATCAGCACTGTTGCCTTGCTTGGGGCTGATGGCATAGATTCGAGACCAATACTTGCTGTCCCAAATTCCTGCTCGTCCTGCGCCCGAACAAATGTAGAACGCCTCATAGTCGTCGTTAGCGTAGAAGTTTGCACGTTCACTGACGTAACGAGAGCCGGCTTGCTTGATCGTCTTGTAGGAATCAAAGCCGTTAAACTCCATGTCGCCGTTCACAACACCAACCTTGACAGTAAGACCGGAGTCTTGGTAGATATCATAATTATCGAGAACCGTATAATAAGCGGTTGTGCTGTCACCTGCGGATAGGTTGGTTTCAGCCTTTGTCGTGCGAAGATTGACAACGGTCATCGTCCCTTCTGCATCTCCGGCCTCAAACGAACCGCTAGAAACAATGTAATCAACAAGATCACCGTGCAGGACGATGTTCTTTGCCGAGTCTGCAAAGTAGTAACGCACAGACGGAAGCTCGTAGTACACGTCAATGTACACATGGTCAATCCGAACTTCAAACGCCGTAGCAGATGAATAGTTATCTGCTTGGATGAAAAGACCAACACTGAAATCAGGATCAAGGATTTCCTCAATCGGAATCCCAACAGCACCGAACAAGCTTGTGGTTCCACCAGCAGTAAACGTGGTGCTTGCCATGCCACCAGTGATTTCAGCTTGGAGGTTGTTACCACCAGCAGTGAAAAACTCCTGCGCGCTGCCGTAAGCCTTCTCTACAAAACCGCCAGTCTCATTCTGACGGACAATCCCAAGCGTGGCATAGAGACCAAGGCTTGCAGGAATAGTCGTAGTCGTTCCGCCGTCATCAACAATGGCCGTAACTTTAATACCCTTGATGGAGCTACCTTCCGGAATATCAGAAAGACCCGGAAAGCTAGAGAGGGTGATGGTGTTGGTCTGCGTGTTGTAGTTACCAGCACCCGTCTGGCCGATCTTTTGGTAGATGTACTCGCTGTCGCTAGCGGTATCAATGTTCTCAAGAAGAGTTGATTCAAGCGTAGCACCAGCTTGATTACGCCAAAGACCAAAATTGTCCCATCGCGAACCGGCGCTTGCGTTGGGTGCGGGCCAACTAGTAACACCCGGTGCGCTACTGGTAATACGCCCAATCAGTCGGTTAGGCTCCAACGAAGTGACACTAGAGCTAGCGGAGTAACTGTTACCGTCGATATCTTTGTAGCGGTCAATCTTGTTCAGGTAGCCGTAGCTCCGATCACCAGCATCAAAATTGACCTTCCAACCCGTGTGGTGGAAGCGCGGTTTGACACGATCAATCGTTCGGACACGAGCATCAATCGGAGTCGTAGCTGCACCACCTCCGGAGTGAGTGAACGTAATGTCGCCCGTATAACTATCGCCCATCTTGGTAGGAATGACTGCTTTAACTGCACCACCTGCAATCAAAGGCATAGCTTCTGCGTTACCGCTTGAAGCCGTGTAAGGAATTGCACTAAGATCATAACCGGAACCCTGTGTAGCGTCTTCGGACTCAATTGACCGAACGTTACCAGCGGTCAAAGAAGCCGTTTCGCCGTACATCGTGTACATGCAAGCAACATCAGCTTTGGACGATACCGTAGTGTCGTCAGTCAAAGATGGTCCGGTGCAAGTAGTCAAAGCAGCCGTAGCGTGGCGGTACATATAAAGCGTAGTACCGTAAATGTGGGTAGCATTACCTCCGTAGGTCTTGTTCTTTGACTTTGTTGAGTTCGACGTGGTGCTCGTCTCAACGTACTCAGCAAGAGAAACAATGTGCAGCTTGGCCGTACCGCTAGTCCAATTTCCAGTCAGCAGTTCAGCTTTCAAGCAAAGGAATGGAACAGTCGAAGACGACCCAAAATAGACGTAATCACCAGCGTAAATCTGAAGACCGTTCGTGCTACCCTCAATCTGAACCGCGTCAGCAATCTGATAGGTAATCCCGTTAAGCCGTTCGGCCCAGACACCATCCAAGCCAAAGATGTTTTCAGTCGTACTAGCTGCGCAGGATATGTAGTTTACCGGCTGATGACGGTCAATGTCTTGAAGAAATTCTTCCTCAGTGTCAACAAAGAAATCACTAGCCGCGCCCATGACCGCCGCCTTTTCAGCAGCAGTCAACGCATCCGCAGTTACAATCTCGTAAGTCGATCCGGTCGTAGAAAACACAGCGGAGTTCAGCGTTTTGATAACCGCGTTAGGGTTTACAGGGTCGGCGTAGTCGGGGCAGTCTAGGCGAATAAACGGAATGATGGTCGTTTGGCTGATTTCAGTCAGCGGGATATTAGGAAGCGTCGTGGTCTTCCACAAAATATACCCAAATGGGACTTTGTTTGGATTGTCGTTGCTTTCAACGTAGAGCCACGGGCTTGTTGCGTAGATCGCGTCAGCAGAGTAGATGTTTCCGCTTGCAATACGCAGGAAGAAAATTTTGTCGTGAACTGATCGGTCGTTACCGTCGTACTGGCGGAACCCTTTAATACGGTGCAGTCCAGCACCGTCCACAAACTCATAGTTCAAGCAGTCGCGGAGACTACTTGGTTTGGAAAGACTGGTAGCTGTGTTGAAGTCGAGCCCTTCCGTCAGCGGAATAACGTCAAGCTTGTATGGAGTTGTTGGTGCTTCAAAATCCAATCGCATATAGTTTAGAACCTGCTCGGTGCGTGGGTAACCATTGGCATCTCTTTCCTGAACAACTGATTCAGGTAGTAGTCGTATCGTTTCTTGGCTCGAAGGTAAACAGCATCCTTTCGATCATAGTCAGCGTAGTGCATGACAGCCCGCCAGACAATCATGTCTTCGTACTGTTCTTTCATTGCAGGGCTGAGGACTTCTGTTTCTGTGGAAAGCACTTGGGGCTCGGCTTCATAGCCGATGTTTAAGATGTAAGGGCCGTTGCACTTGGGAAAGAATTCATAGAATCCGTTAGGAGCACAAGTGAAGTAGCCGGGTTGTCCGGTGGACTGCTCAATGTTCAGCGAAGACCACTGTTCCACCGGGACGTAGCACAGCTTCGTGCGGCTGTAGTTCGTGCTGTTGAAATCGGTATCGGCGTCACCAGCCATCTCGTGAATGAAGAACTGGTCAACGCGAGGTTCAAGCAAATCAGTAACTTCAGTAGCAAGATCGTAACGACCAGTGCCTTTGTAGCGCGCGAACGCGGCTTCAATCAAAGTCGTGCCGTCACTCTGATACAGTCCAATATGCTCGTTCAGCATGAACGGCGTGCCGTAGCTGCTTGAAGCACTGAACCCTTCCGTGGTATAACCGATGTACGCTTTTGCAGTACCGCTAGCCCAAGCACCCGAGAGCAAGTGAATGTCTGCCGTACTGTTGTCGATCTTACGGCCAACGGCAAACTTCGTGCCACTGGTCGCGCCGATCAGTACGTTACCGGCTGCGGGCGTGTCGTTGCTGGTGCTGTTCTGTTCCAGATAAACACGCGGTTGAATCTTGATGGAAGCTTGCTTGATCGTGAAGTCAAGTTCGCTGTACATCATCTGCACTTCCTTCCAACTGTCAGCGATCCACGTCTTGAAACGCGAGTGCATCTTATCATCGGGAGAAGTAAAGGAGGTTCCAGTACCAATGTCATCCAGAGTCACACCGGACTCAAGAATCGCTTTGTTGACCATTTGACGGTACGTTTGCTGTGCCATTGATACTGGACTCCCTCAAGTTTAGTTAGACGGTCGCTTCAATGAGCAACTTGTTTTTGTTCCAGTTCTTCAGCAAACCACTTTCAATCGCAGCTTGCAACTGCTTCGGCTTCGGCCAGAAACCAAACTCCTCAAAGTAAGCACGATATGGTGCCAGCATACGTTCCTTCTTCTCCTCGTGGCCGAGGGGCTTTGCCTTTCCATCCGTAATCATGTGAACAGTCCTTGGGTAAGCTTCAGCTTCATCCCAGTAGTAGCGATTCTTGCTGTTTTCTGCCTCTTCTTCGTCAGTCATCAAAGTTAGGCGTTTGCAATCCTTCAACATATCCACAACTTCTACGCGCACATCAACCATGTGGTTCTTAGGGATGTAGCAAACGTAACCGTTAACGGAACACGGTTCGGGGTGACGAGGAGTACCGGGAACGTGATGGAGGGTAATGCGGGCCCAACCGGGCTTTGGTGCATCTCCTGTCGAGGGCTGTGCGTAGTCTGCCGTGTTCAGCTTTTCCTTGATGGCCTTGATTACATCTTTCTTGGTCATATCGGTAGTACACTTGACGGCAAACACCTTAGCGGCACGCTTACGAAGCTCACCCATCGGAAGGGTTTCAAGCTCCTGCAAGACGGCGGCGGGGTTGATGTCATTTTCACTCACTGTGATTTACTCCTAAGTCCGCACCTTTAGAAAAGGGAACGGAGATGGGGTGCGAGTCCATCTCCGGCCCTTGTGTTACATTGTTACAGCCTTACAGCGTGTACTGAGACGAGTAGTCAATCAGCGAAGTAGCAGCCGCGTCAGAGTTGTTCTGTTGAGCCACAAGAACCGAGAGGGTGATCTTGCGAACACCAGAACTGGTCTGCGAGTCAAGGGCAGTCGAAGTATCCAGCTTCAGGATGTCGCCATCAGCCGTGACGTGAGCCACCGCAATCACCGCGTTGTAAGTGCGATCAGCAACAGCAAGCGAATCGGTTTCAACCGCCGCGTCAATTACCGTAGAGCCGATCACCAAGTCAGCAGTGTCACCTGCCGACGTGCCAATCGAAGCGTCGCAACCAAGCGCGTAGGCGAGAATCTTCTGGTTAGCACCGAAGATCGCAAATCGCAGTTCATCTTCATCCACCAGAGCCTTGCCATCCGGGAGGGTAATGGTGAACGAGAACCACTGCGGCTGCTCGCTAGTAGCGCGTACCTTTGCGCCCTGCGTGTAGTAAAGACTATCAATATTAGCCATTTTTCATTTACTCCTGTTTGATTAGAGGTCGGTCGCGGCGGCTTCGATACGGACAATCCAGTTCTGATTCAGAACCAGCGCAGCGTACCAGAACTTCCACGACATACCACCACGCTGAGCGTGCGGGTCTTCGTAGCTCGCCTTCGGCTTGAACACGGTAATGTTGGCCGAATCCATGCCCTTCAGGCTGGTGCAACCAAACGCACCCTGACCGAAGATCACGCCAAGGTAAACGTCCACGTTCGTGTTGTCACGGGCACGCATACCGTTCAGCTGGCCCGAACCAGCACCATAGGCCGGAAGAGCGTGGTTGGTCAGAACAATGCGGCATTCCTCGACCTTACCAATTTCGTATTCCGAAACCGGAGTGTAGGAGCCATAGGCTTCCACCGGAAGGAACGAGTCCATTTCACGGAAGTCAGTTTCCTGAGCAACGTGGCCGAAGTAGATGAAGCTCGGAGCAACCGGCTCGGTAGCGACATTCGTGCTAGCCGGAACACGCTTGGTGATCTTGGTAGCACGGTTCATCTTCAACTGCGAAACCGCAGCGCGAACATCAGCCAGAGTGATCGGGGTGTTGACCGAACTACGACCGGCGCCGTTAGCGTAAATCACGTTCGTACCGTTCGACACAGCGTTCCACAGGATCAGTTCCTTGACGGCACCGGCCTGCTGACCGAGGACTTCCGACATCTTGTTCAGAACCGGGTCTTCGTGCGTGTCTTCAATTACATCGGTAAAGGCCATCCAATCGCCGTACTGCGACAGGGTAACGTTCACGACTTCATCTTCGTACATCTTCGGAGCCTTGGTCACACCTTCAGTGAGGGTGGTTGCCGAGACAGCCAGAGGGATTGCACGCTTCCACTTGACGGTCTGGCCCTTGTTCTTCGGGACAGGCTCGTGGGAAGCGTACTGCTCAAGGAACAGTTCGTTCTGAGCGTGGGCAAGGAACTTGCCAATGATGTGTACACCTACGCGACTAGTGATGTCGCCGTACTGATTTCCACTGAAAGCCATTGTTTGTTTCTCCTAAATTGTGTTATCGGTAAGTGCGTTTAGCCAGATTGCTGTTATAGGCTCGTTTGAAAATCTCTTCGTCAGAGAGTTCAGTTGGAGTTGCTACAGTCTTGGCTGCTACGCCTTGTGCTTGTACTTTTCGTTCTCGTTCTTTTTGGATAGCTGCAACTTGCGGGGCAGCCTGCGGCTTGTTATCTGCCGGCTTTTCAGCCTCAGTCTTAACCTCTTGTTCAGGTGCGCCGTAGATGGCCCGCATGTCAGCTTCGTAAAGCTGCATGATTCGGTACACACCTTTAGCACTGTATCCAAGGTTCTTTACAGATTCGTCTTGGTCGTTGAACCATTGCGCGTAGGTTTCAGACGACTTGACTGCATCTAGGTTTGGCACCAGCCTGTAGAGTTCGTCACGTTCCCGACGTTCGTATTCGGTTTCTCGTTCCTCGTAAAGCGGCTTAGTAGCGGCTTCGGCTGCGAGGCGTGCTTTCTCTTCGGCTTGCCGGACGGCTTCTTCAACGGAGTTTTTAAGCAACCGGGCCATAGCCGGGTCAATCTCCTGAAGATTCCGCCACTCCTCTGATTCTTCTACCTTGAGCTTTGTAGGCTCAGCGGGTTTGGTGTCTTGCTTCGGGGTGCGAAGCTGACGTTCGAGTTCTTGGGCTCGTCGCTGGAAAGCAGCAACACGACCCTCGTCACTCTTGTACTTCTGTTTCCATTCCGCAGCTTCTTTAGCACGTTCATCTCGTTCCTTTTCCAAGGCTGCGAGGCGTGCTTTAAGATCATCTACGGGGTCTTGGGCAGCTTCACTTGCGGCCTGTTCGGCGGCGTTATCGGTTGCTGCTACTTCGGTCTGTTCGACTTCTTCAACCGGAGGTTCCTCGGGTTGGACTTCAACCTTCTTTTCTTCCTGAACCGCCCCTTTCAGGGAGGATTCAAAGGCTTTCTTGAAGATTTCATTTTCGTCAAACTGTTCGCTTAGACCTTGGTTTTCTTGTTCAGTTCCCATTTTGTTTCATTGCTCCTAAGTTGAGGCTCAATCCTGAGCGTCGGATACATCTTCCATCATTAGAATGCTGCGCCAAGCAGCGATTTTGCCCTGAGAGAACTTGACTTCTTCAAAGGACGTTGCGTTCTCAAGTTTGCTCGTTTCGTTGGTAATCCACTCTTCACAGCGGTTACGCACGTCGTTCCAATCCCGAGATGTTCGTTTTACTATCATTTTTACCAACCTTTACCTTTCTTGATTGCCTGCTCCGCTTCCACTTCCTTGAGGGCTTGGCTACGAGCTTTGATAGCCATGTCCTGTCCAGCAAGGAATCGCTTGGTGTCAAGATCAGCCGCTTGCTTCTGAAGGTCTGCCGCAATCTTGGTACGGTTCTCTTCGTCACGCGCAGCAAGCTGAGCCATTGCAGTCATGTACTCAAACTGTTTAGCCATGACCTGTGCTTCGGCTTCCTTGTCTCGGATGTCTGCGTTCCGCATCTTCTCTTCATAATCCAGTTTTGCCGCTTCCATTTCCTTCGTGGCCTTGAACTGAAGTTCCTTTTCGTCCAGTTCCAGCTTCCGCATCTTGACTTCGTAATCAAGCATTGCCGGGTCGGGCTGCGGGTTCTGTGCGGCAGATTGCTGTTCCTGAGCAATCTGTTCATCAGTCTTGACGATACTACGGAGAAGAGAAGAACCGCCGTGGTAAGGAAATCAACATCGTTGGACGCAAGTGTGACATTGCCATTG